AGAGCTAAGAGCGTCCGTTTTAAGTGTACTCATTTGTTAATCTCCAGATAGTCCAGCTAATCCTGCTCTTGCTACAGTTAGATCACCAAAGTCTGTTGCATTACCAGTGGTTGCAATTGTTACATAAGCCATTACATTAGTTGGACTTCCATAACCCCCGCCAAAGACTGCTCTAATACCACTAGAACAAGCACCAAGAATATAGAGGGATGAAAGTAAATCTCCGAAATCTGTAGCATTACCTGTAGTATCAAAAGTTACATACTCTATGCTATTTACGTCTGCCGAACCAGTGTATCCTCCTGCAAAAAGACCTCTATCCCCTGAACCCGCACCAGTAAATTGATTTCTATTACTAGTTAAATCACCAAAATCAGTGGCATTGCCTGTAGTATCTATAGTAAAATAATCTATTTGATTAAGGATAGCCATTAGCTGTTGCCCCCTGCAAATAATGCTCTAGTTGCATTTGAACAAGCAGCATTATAAGTAGTAGATACTGATAGATTCCCAAAGTCAGTGGCATTACCAGTACTAGCTATAGTAACGTAATCAACAGTATTACTACCACCACCACCAAATAGTCCACGCAATACACTAGAACATGCAGATAAACCAAACCTTGATGAAGTTAAATCTCCGAAGTCAGTGGCATTACCAGTACTAGCTATGGTAATATAATCCATGACATTACTACGACCATTACCACCACCAAAAACTCCACGGGAACCATACATAGCAGGAACGGGCGTAGGGAAACTGCCGCTTAGGGTAATCCAGCCAGCATTAATATACTGTCGGACTACAGTGCCATCCCACCAAATAGCTCCATTAGCGGCACTAGACGGCTGTGTGCCGCCCGTGTGATATTCTGTAACGGCAACCAAAGTTTTTATGTCAACGCCGCCAACCGTTAAGCCTTGACTAAAAGAAGTTGCGCCACTGCTACGGCTTTCTATGTTGGCTACAGTTACAGTGCTCATTGTTTAACCTCCTGCTAACCCACCTAAGTCTTTTCGAGCAGCCGTTAAATCGCCAAAATCCGTAGCACTTCCTTGAGTGGATATTGTGAGGCGGCTTATAATATTGCTTTCACTAGGGGCATTACCTAACGCAAATAAACCGTAGGTGTTGTCCCCACAATTCCCTGCTCCCAGACTGTTGCTTGCATTTAAGTTTCCAAAGGAGGCGGCGTTTCCTGTTGTTTGTATTGTTACAAAACAAAGATTGCTTGAGGGACTACCATAATTAAATGCAAATACCGCATGTGTAATATCTCCACCAGAAGGAAGACCGGCAGTGCCAGAAGTAAGATCACCAAAATCGGTGGCGTTTGCTGCGGTGTCAATAGTAACGTAATCAATTACATTTTGCCCCCCGCCCCCCGCAAACAATCCTCTTGTGCTGTCTTGTTGAGCAGCGGGTCTATACCTTGAAACCGTTAAGTCCCCAAAATCTGTAGCGTTCCCCGCGTTAGCGATGGTAATGTAATCAATTATATTACTTTGAGAATATCCACTTTCATAGCCCCCACCAAACAATCCACGAGTGGTTCCGTGTACCCCTATTGTAAATCCTCTTACTGAAGTTAAGTCCCCAAAATCAGTTCCATTTCCCGGCGAGGAAATGGTTATATAATCTATGCCGTTCCTAAAACCAAATGATGTGTCCTGACCTAGTGTAATACAGCCACGAGTTCCGTTAGAAACTGCAGAAGTACCCGTACCAGAAGACGTTAAATCTCCAAAATCAGTAGCGTTACCCGCAGATGCAATAGTCACATAATCAAGTACATTTG